TAGAAAAAGTTAAAGAACTGCATTTACAAGGAAAGAATAATAAGGAGATTGCAGCACTACTTAGTGCATCTCCTTCGACTGTTTGTTATGTTAGGAGATTTATTCTAAAGTTAAAACCAGTAATAGAAACTATAGATCTAACAAAAGAACAGGAAGAGATTTTAATAGGAACTTTGCTTGGAGATTCCTATATAGGATATACTCATTCTAAATGTAGATTTCCGAATCTCACATTTTGTCATTGTAAGAAACAGGCTTTATACGCTAATACTAAGTTTAATAAACTTAAAATTATAATGTCTTCTATAAAAGAGAGGCAGTATAAAAGTGAGACAATTATTCAAGGTAAAAGGTGTAAGATTCAGCCTGTTATCTATGCAATAGGGCATAATTGTAAATGTTTGGTAAAATACAGGGAGCTATTTTATAACTTGGAAGGCAAGAAGATAATTCCTATAGATTTTCTAAAGGACCATTTTACAGCACAATCATTAGCATATCTATTTATGGATGATGGTTGTAAGAACCAAAAAAGTTATAATCTAAATCTTCAGTGTTTTACAGAAAAAGAATTAATTGATTTTGCTTATTTCTTAAAAACAAAGTTTAATCTGGATTTTATAATTAAAAAAGACAAGACTATGTATTTAAGATATAAGTCAATTCAAATATTTGAGTCTTTAATTAAACCCTACATTACTGAAGATATGCAATATAAAATACATTGAAGTCATCGTTAAACTTCGTGAATCTGGGAAAGCTATAGGTATTATATAGTAACCCTTATCCAAGCTATATAGAAATATATAGAAGGAACAACGACTAGTAGATACCTTCTTAACAGGTGGTGCTGAAGAAGATGAACTACCACGAGTGCGGAGCATATTCCTATATATACCAATATTTAGTGGAATATGAAGAGATAGTCTGACCTGCAAATATAATCCATAAATTGCAGATATAGGGGATAAAGAGCCTCTATGATAACAACTTGTTCAATTATCTGATGCAAGACTATTTTATGGCTAATGCTATGAAAGGAGGCTGGCAGACACCCAAAGAAATTGGTTATGGAATAGGTCTTATCTTTGATGCCTTTAAGGGATTTCCTGAGAACAAGAATATATATGTATGTGCTCATTATGAAAAGAGTAATGACAATGATGGGCAAGTCACATATAAGATGAAAACTACTGGGAAGATGGTAGACGAATATTGTACCCCACAAGGAAAGTTTGACATTATGCTATATGGAAAACAATCCTATGATGAATCAAAACAACAGGCTATTAAAGTCTTTGTTAAAGATTTTGATGGTACATTTCCTGCTAAAGATTCATTAGGAGTACTTGATAGTCTTTCTAATGAATTTCCTAATGATTTATCATTAGTAGATGATAAGTTAAAGGAGTTCTACGGGCAATAACATAAATATTAATCTTAATATATTAAGTAAAATGAAAGAGTTAAGTAAATTTGAGATTGCAGCCATCAAGAGGACTGCACAGAATGTGAATGCAATGGTCACTAAGAAGACCAAGCTGAAAGAGAAGATTGATGCACTTCAAGCTGAGTATGACAAGATTGAAGAGGCACAGGAGCAGTTTGAAGCACCCATCAGAAAGATGACTGGTGGCTATGGTACTGAGGACCTTGTTGAAAAGGTGATTGAGGACACTGGCAAGCTGGATAAGGATGGGAAGTCTATCAAGCTGACCAAGTATGTCTTGAAGTACCCTGACACTATCCTTCCTCCTACTATGGATGACGGTACTGGTGCAGTGGATGATACTGAGGAAGCTCCTGAAGTTGAGGTGCCTGCTGAGAATGCAGTAGCTATTGACCCCTCAGTAGAATCTCCTCTTGCTCCTGCTATGGAGGAAACAGAGAGCTACAGTACAAACCCTCCCAGTGACCTTCCCTTTATGAACTAATCAAACAAAAGTAAATAAGTATGAAAGAACATAATGCAGTATTTATGGCATTTGCACAGGGCAGTGAATCTAAGGAAGTTGTAAGAAAGCTGTACATTGGTATAGCTCCTGTCTTTGTGTTGGCTGTCAATCCTAGTAAGGAAGAGACAGAGAAGCTCTATAACACAGAGCTTGATGAAGCTCCTAACTATCTGAGTGAGGCTGAGGTTGGTCCAGAAGGTAATAAGACTAAAGTACCTCAGGCTAGAATTGACTTTGTAGTTAAGTCAGACCCTGAGAAGTGCAATGGAATTGAGATGCTCACCAGAGTAACTTTCTTCCTCAGCAAGGCATATAGGTATAACAAGGACAACACCAAGGTTGAGGTAATCAATAGGTATGGTGAGACTACTTATTTACCTATTGGTGCAGTTAAAGGCACTGAGCCTATCCCTGACAACATGAAGTGGTATGATACTTCTGACATGAGACCTGCCTATATTGGTGAGGCAGAGCTTACTGACTTCATCAAGAAGTATCTGAACATTCCCAACAAGTCATTCACTAACCCTAAGACAAAAGAGGTTAAATTCATTGCTAACTTGGCTGATGCTGAGGCTAGACTTGACAAGATTGAGAACTATTTCAAGGGTGATTTCACTGAGTTGAAGAATATCATCAAGTTGCAGCCCAACAACAGGGTTAAGGGTATGTTTGGTGTAAGAACTACTGATGACAATAAGCAGTATCAGGCTGTTTATACTCAGAAGTTCCTGAAACTCAATGTTACAGACTACAGTAAACTTGATGAGGAAATGCAGAACAGAAAGGCTGCTGGTGCATATCCTACAACTGAGTTCAGCATTGAACCTCTGCATGAGTACAATGTAGCTGCAACTGATTTCAACTCACCTGAGAATGACCCATTGGGTGTAGGTTCAGCACCTACAAGTACTCCTTGGGATGCTTGGGGTGGTAACAAGTAAGACTAATTAACTCTATAAAACTATTAGACTGTATGGCATTTGGTACTGGAGAACATAGCATTACCCTAGAAGATGTCCTAGCAAGAACTACGGAATTTGACATACTATACCATTATTTCAATGTAAGTGAACTGCCTACTATAATACATTCACCTTTGAGGCAGGACAATAGACCTTCATTTGGTCTATATACATTGGATGGTAAGAGGGTACATTACACTGACTTAGCTACTAAGGATAGAGGTGGACTGTTTGATTTGCTTATGAAGTATTGGGGGGAGAGTTACAAAGATATGCTTAATCATCTTTGGAAGGACTTACCCAATTTCTCCAATGCCAATGTCCAGTTTAATAGTATGAAGAGTGAGAGGACTTATCAGTACCAGTCTCTCAAGTCAAGGAACATAGACCTTCAATGTAAGGTCAGAGAGTGGAGGGATTATGACATAGAATACTGGGCTTCTTATGGTATATCACTAGAGTGGCTCAAGTATGCTGACATATATCCCATATCACACAAGATTGTAATTAGGGATGGTCAGAGATATGTATTTGGAGCTGACAAGTATGCCTATGCCTATGTAGAGAGGAAAGAGGGTAAAGTAACCCTCAAGATATACCAGCCTTTCAATAAAGGAGGCTATAAGTGGAGTAACAGGCATGACAGAAGTGTCATATCACTTTGGACTAAAGTACCTGAGTATGGAGATAAAATCTGCATATGCTCATCCATGAAGGATGCCTTGTGCTTATGGGCTAACACAGGAATACCAGCATTAGCTATCCAAGGGGAAGGCTATGGTATGAGTGATACTGCTGTTGGTGAACTCAAAAGGAGGTATAAGGAGGTTTTCATTGCTTTGGATGGAGACAAAGCAGGGGTAGAGGACAGTATTAAGTTACAGAAGGAGACAGCCTTCAAAATTATTGATTGCCCTCTTATAGATAAAGCAAAAGATTGGTCAGATATTTACTATTTCTATGGTAAAGAAGCCCTCTTGAAAGAATTTAAGAAGGCTTTAGAGAATGCTCATTAGCATACTTTTCTCTTTGCTTAGCTAATATCCTCTCCCTGTTGTTCAAATACCATTGTCTTTTAGCTTCCTTTCTTCTTTGGTTTGCTTTAGTATAGATTTCCCTGTATTTCTCAGGGTTATTAATACTATATAGCTTAGATTGGATTCTATGTCTTGCTTTTATCTCTTCAGGAGAGTATTTATTTGCTTTTTGTATAGCATTATGTTCATCTCTTCCTTTCTTAAGAGCTTCAAGCATACTGGTAGTAGGAGAAATATTAGAGAAACTCAAGTTTCCTCCTTTTAGTATATTATATAGCTTCCTACCAAGAAACTTATAGTGTGATATGTAAGTTATCTCCATGATATTAAGGGTCTTTACTAAAAGCTCCTTATTATCCAGATTTAGCTCTAATATTATTCTAGAAGTAAATTGGTCGGGATGCTTATGATATACTCTATCAAAATAGGAGTTTACTCCTTTCCCTTTCCTATGTTCCCAGTCTCTTTTACTAAAGGAGACCCTAGTCTGCCCTATATAGTACATACCTGTACTATGGTTGTAGTATTCATATATTATTCCTTTCATAGTGCAAATGTACAAAATATCCTTCAAAGTACCAAGGATGTTCAATAGGTATTAAGTTTATTTAAGGACTAAGATTGTTTTTAGGATAACATAACATTAACAAAAGTTTTAACATTTAACATTTCAAATTATGGAAACTCGTAAAGTAACTATCATCAATTCCAAGACTCAGAGCCAGAAGGTAATTCAGGACTCTAAGGCTACAACTCTCGGTGAACTCAAACAGGAAATGAGGGAGAGAGGTATTGACTACACAGGTATGACTTTCTTTGAAGGTCACATGAGAGCTGAACTCAAGGATGATGCAGCCCCTCTGCCTACCAACATCCCCTATAAGGGTCAGGTAGTCAATGACTTGACATTCATGTTGACTGCACCTGAGAAGAAGGTTAAGTCTGGTGCTATGTCAAGAGCAGAAGCCTATGCAGAAATCAAGAAGAGAGGCTTGCAGGGTGCTTGTGTGGATAAGTTCGGTAAGAACTTCACACAGTGTTCCACTGC